TTCCGTTTCTTGATTCGTGTAGATGGAAACCTCTCACACCAAGAGCACTTCAAGATTTTCCGTGGATCGGCTGCTTAGTCTTTCCTAGAAACTCTGGCGAAACCCTCACCAAAAAGGTGGGGGTTTTTGCTATTGTGGGCATAGAAAGGAAATTATGAAGCCAGAGAAATTAGACCTGACCATAACCACTTGGTCAAACTCGCCTTATCAGCCAACAGGCTATGGGATGCAGGTTGGGATTCTGCTCGATTACTTAGTGAAGCATGGAGTCAATGCCGCTCACCAATCCAACTGGGGACTAGAGGGAAGCAACTCCACTTACAAAACTGCCTTCGGTGAAATCCCTCACTACGCAAGAGGCTACGAGCCAATGTCACAAGACGCTCTAGCAATCGCTCACAAGATGCAGGCGCAAAAGAAAGACTACAAAGATTACATCCTGACACTGGGAGATGTTTGGACTCTAAAGCCAGAAGCATGGCCTACTGAGGAGTTTCCACGAATCCTGTCTTGGGTTCCACTAGACCACATCTCAATGCCACCTGCGGTAAAGCGTTGGCTACTAAAAGACAATGTCACGCCGATTGCAATGGCCCCGTTTGGACTAGAGCAACTAGGAGAAAACGAAATCGAGGGACACTACATCCCTCACTCCATAGACACAGTTTCTACTTTCAAGCCAACCGAGAAAATCGGCAAGCAAGACGCTAGAGAGTTCTTGGGACTAAAAGACACAGACTTCCTAATCATCATGAACTCAGCTAACAAAGCCAACAAGTCAATTCACCGCAAGGCTTTCGCTGAAGCACTAATGGCTTTCGGGGTTTTCAAGCAGAAAGTCCCAAACGCTTATCTCTACATCCACACAGAGCCAAAGGGTGTTTATGGTGGATTCGACCTGCCAAAGCTAGCTGCTGCCTGCGGTGTACCAATGGATGCTGTTATCTTCCCTGACGCTGTGGATTACCGACTGGGGCTTGATCCGAAGGACTTAGCTGGCTTCTACACAACTGCCGATGTTGCTCTACAACTATCGCTAGGCGGTGGGTTTGAGATTCCGATTATCGAAGCGCAAGCCTGTGGCACAAGAGTTATCGCTACCGACTGGACTGGCCCTAGAGACCTAGTCGCAGAAGACGGCTTCAAGGTCACAGGACAGCTGTTCTGGGATGAGGCTCAGTCAGCTTGGTGGAAGACTCCATCTATTGCCTCAATCGTCACTCAGTTAGAGAACGCCTATGAGGTTTGGAAGGCAGAGGGCAGCCATTCAGAAACAGCGAGAAAGTTTGCACAAAACTTTGACTCAGCTAAGGTATGGAATCAGTATTGGCTACCATTCCTAAAGGGCTTAGTTTGATTGAGGTCTTAGGGTTTCCCACTCTTAGCAGGTTTGACCTAGCTGAGCAGCTATTGGCTTCTATTGACTACCCTGTCTCAGACTTGGTGATAATAAACAATTCAGGCAAGAAAAGCTGGACACCGACCAAGCCAGAGCAAGTAAAAAACCTGTGGCACATCGAAGTCCCTTATGGACTTGGGTTGCAAGGTGCGTGGAACTTAGTAATCAAATCAACGCCTTACGCACCACGCTGGCTATTGGTCAACGATGACTGCCGTTTTGAACCCGGTGCGCTAGAAGTTATAGACAGGGAAGCAAAGCCAGATGCCCTAACCTTTACTGACTGCGCTCCTGTTTGGTCAGCGGTTGTATTAGGCGAGGAAGTTGTCAAGAGAGTGGGATTGTTTGACGAGGCTTTTTATCCCCTGTATTACTGCGACAATGACTATGAGCGCAGAGCCGATTATGCAGGTATAAACAAAATAAACATCCCTGCAAAGGTGCATCACCACAATTCTGCAACCAAGTATCACAATAACGAGATTCGCAACGAATACACCTACCACCGCAACGGCAATCTGTTACAGGAAAAAAGAGACACTAATGATTACAGCGTTAGAGGCTGGAGTCTAAACAGACGGAGAGACCACCGATGGGACTAACTATCTATACAGGTGGGACTTTTGACCTGTTCCATTCTGGGCATGTCAATTTCCTAAAGAAATGTTCAGAGCTAGGCAGAGTAATAGTTAGCCTAAATACAGACGAGTTTATTGAGGACTACAAGGGCAAAGCCCCTATCGCCTGCTATCACGAGCGAGAGGCTGTTTTATTAGCTTGTCGCTATGTTGATGAGGTAATGCCCAACATTGGCGGTGCAGATAGCAAACTAGCTATCGAGATGGCCCTGCCTGACATTGTGGCTATTGGATCAGACTGGGCTAGGCGTGACTACTACGCACAAATGGGCTTCGACCAAGACTGGCTAGACGAGCGAGGGATTTCTTTGCTTTACATTCCCTACACTCAAGGCATCAGCACCACAAAGCTGAAGGCAAGAGTTCGAGGGCTAGAATAGAGGCAGGAGAATCTATGTCTATTAACAATGGCTATGCCACACTTCAACAGGTCAAAGCAGCTATCGGAATCCAAGACGGATTCGATGACTCACTACTAGAGATGGCTATTGAATCAGCCTCTCGCCAGATTGACTCTTACACCGAGCGTTACTTCTACAACGCTGGAACTGCAACAAAGATTTTCGCACCGATTGACAACTGGGTATGCCCAACTGAAGACTTCATCACGCTCTCAAAGGTGGAGACCTCTGAAGACGGCGAGAGCTACGACACCGAGTGGGAAAGAGCTGACTGGCAGGAAGAACCGCTAAATGGTCGAGCAGGCGGATTAGTCACAGCCTTCACGCAGATTCGAGCTATCGAGGATTACCTGTTTCCTTACCGCAATGGTGAGGCAACTGTTCGCATCACAGGCACTTGGGGCTGGTCTGCTGTCCCTATCGCAATCACCCAGGCAACTGTCATTCTTGCTTCCAGAATCTTCAAGCGTCTCGACTCACCTCTGGGAATCATCTCAGGTGAGCTAGGTTCTATGAGAATCGGCTTCCGCCTTGATCCAGATGTCCAGCACCTCATTGACCCTTACCGCCGAATTGCGATGGCGTAATGGCAAACATCACAGAACTGCGTGAGGGTATTGCAGCTAATCTTGCGACCATCCCCGGTCTGAGAACCGCTGCCACAATCCCTGACAACCCAAGCCCACCGATTGCGATTGTCTCGCTAAACAGAGTCCAGTATCACCAAGATTTCAAGCGTGGAATGACCGAATACAACTTTGCCGTTCAGGTAGTTGTAGGCAGGGTAGATGAAAGAACTGCTCAGCGCAGACTTGACGCTTACTGCTCTAGTGATGGAGAATCAGCTATCGGGCTTGCGATAGAATCAGATAGGACACTAGGTGGAAAGGCCTTTGACTGCATAGTGACCGAAATGACGAACTACGGCTCGGTTCTGATTTCAGATGTAACTTATCTGGCTGCCGAGTTCAATGTTCGTGTGTTAGCTAACTAATTAGGAGAAAAATAAATGCCAAAGCAAGTCCTGACGGATGTTGTTGTTCAGCTAAACGGAACAGCAATTTCTCAGAATGTCAACAGCGTGGAACTAACCACAACCTCTGACGCTATCGAAACCACAAGTTTCGGAGATGCTGGTTGGAGAACCTACGCAGGTGGTCTAAAGTCTGGTTCTGTTACCTTGTCGCTTCACAACGACTACGCAGCAACCGCACTAGATTCAGTCATCTACAACCTTTTCAACACAGTCGCAACAGTGACCATCTTCCCTGCTGGAACCCCTGCTGGAACTAGCCGCCCGAAGTATGAGTTTGCTGCCCTTGTGGACAATGTTGCCCCGGTAAGCGGAGCAGTCGGTGATCTAGCAGTCCAGAACCTAACTTGGACAATCACTGGTGCAGTTACTCGTGGCACAACAGCCTAAATAACTAAATAGAAAGAAAGGAAACCAAGATGAGGATGCAACTTGAAGTTGAGTTCCTAGACGGAACCAAGAAAGATGTCGCAGTCGTGATGTCAGACATGGTGAAGTTTGAGAGCGAATTTTCACTAAGCATTGCCAAGCTAGGGCAGGAGATGAAAGTAACTCACCTGCTCTGGCTTGCTTGGTCATCGCTATCAAGACAGAAGCAAGTAACCACCGACTTTGATGGTTGGGTGGAAACTGTTGCTGCCATTGGTGCGACTGACCCAAAAGCATCAAAGGGCTAGGAGATAGCTCAGCGCATTGGTATTTAGCTGGACTGGCTTATGAATACAAAATCAGCCCAGCAGAACTGATGAAGCTAGACGAGAGGATGCTCTGGACAATGGGCAGATACTTGGTCTGGCGAGCGCAAGAGATGAACAAATAGCAAAACCCCCGGCACAATCACCGGGGTCTTTTGCTTTAGTTAGATGACTCTACTCATCACAGTTTTCTCAGGGTGTTCCATCTTGTCTAGGTATTCAAACCTCACAATGTTTAGGGCATTGTTGGCATCAAGCAACCTGCCTGTAAGCAAGTAGATAATCCCTTGAACGGCACGATCATTGAGACCCAACTTCTGCATAGCCCTAACAGCTCGGCGAGGACTTAGGTGGTAAAGATAAGCCATTGTGTCAAAGCTGTTTCCAATAAGCCCATCTTCTCTGGTGTGCATGCCTGTAAAGATTGACACAGCTGCCGTTACTGGGTGCAGCCAGTCGGTCAAGAAGTCTGCGGTGTCAATGTGCAGATTTGCAAAGTAGTCATGTTCTTTCTGCTGAATCCCCTGATTGTCATTGCATAGCAATAGGGTTTGCATCTCCATCATCTCGTAGATAACCCACACCTCATCGCCATTTAGCTTGAGGTCTTGAGTCTCAAATACTGACTCATAGTTCTCGTGCATTAGCTCTTTCATTGCTCCCATTGTTTTCCTTTCTTTGGGCTAGGTAAAGACTACGCTCGTAGGCTCTGGGACAGGGCAAGAAAAGATAACAGTTTGGTAACAAGGTAGAATTGAGGGGAAAAGGCGGTCAGATGCTCCAGTTCCAGATACCCATTCTTGGCACACAAAAAGCCACCTATACAGTCAAGGACATCCGCCAGCTACAAAAGAACCTGCGTGAGATTGAGCCGGGTCTCAGGGCGCAATTCGTCAAAGAGATAAAGTCTGTTGGCAAGGAAGCCGAGAAACCTATCAAGTCTGCCCTACGCAAGGTGAAGCCACTCAGCGGAATGATTGACCACTATGGAGCAACTTCTTGGACTCATGGTCAAAAGCCAGCAGATTCCACGACAGTTAGATTTAGAACTCAGGCTGGCGGTAAGAGCCTAACCACAACCCTTGTTAGCGTTCGCATAAATTCTGCCGCTGCAAACATTGTGGACATGGCTGGTAGATCGGGTCGGAGTGTCGGGCAGGGTAAAAGAAGAAGCGGAACAACCCCAGTTGTTAGAAGAACCGCTGGTGGAGATTTAGTCGCTTATGCTCGCAGGACTCCAGTCGAGGCAGGTCGCAAGTTTATCTCTAATCTAAACGCTGTGGCTGGTATCGTAAAGAGAGCGGCTTCTCGTATTGCTTGGCCTGCTGTCGAGAGAGACCTACCTAACTTTGAACAAAAAATTGACAAGGTAATTCAGAATTACTACAAGATGGCGAATAGGAAGTTTGACTAATGGCAGTAAATGTAGTCCTCAAATCCGTCTTTGATGACAAGGGTATAAAGCAGGCACAAAATGAGTTCGCCAAAGTTGGCAAGACTCTAGGAGTTGCCTTTGCTGCTGTCGGTGCTGCCACACTTGCCGCTGCCGCTGGTCTGACCAAGTTCGGCGCTGACTCAATAGCCGCCGCTGAAAATGTTGCCCAAGCCAACAACCGACTAGGGCAAGTCGCAAAGTCAATGGGTATCTTTGGCGCAGAAACAACTGCCGTCACACAGCGCCTTATCAAGTTCGCAGAGGCTAATGAGCTGACAGTTGCCGTTGATGCTGAGGTTATCAAGGCAACCCAAGCCAAACTTCTAACTTTCAAAAACCTAGCCGAGACCGCCGATGAAGTCGGTGGCTCTATGGACAGAGCAACTATGGCTGCGCTGGACTTGGCTGCTGCCGGGTTTGGTTCTGCCGAGACAAACGCTGTTCAGCTAGGTAAGGCTTTACAAGACCCAATCAAGGGAATCACAGCTCTATCTCGTGCAGGTGTTACTTTCACGCAGGTCGAAAGAGATAAAATCCGAGCGCTTGTCGAATCTGGCAAGGTTCTCGATGCCCAGAACATGATTCTGACTGCTATCGAAACTCAAGTCGGTGGAACTGCTGAGGCAACGGCTAAAGCTTCTGATCGGATGAGACTTGCTTTTGAGAACATCTCGGAGTCTGTTGGAGAAGCTCTCCTACCTGTCTTCAACGAGTTCGCTGATGAGGTTGTAAAGCTAACCCCAGAACTGGAAGCAGCCTTAGCTCCTGCCGCTCAGGAAATCGCAGACATCTTTAGACAGGAAGTCCTGCCTGCGGTTCAGAACTTTACTAAGTGGCTGGCTTCGCCACAGGGAACAAAAACCCTAAAAGATTTAGCACAGGCGGTAATTGACGCAGTAAAGACCTTCGTTGATTTCGTTGGATGGACAGTTAGAAACCGAGAAGCCATCATTGCCTTCGCAGTCGCTATCGGAACTGTCATCGTGGCAATCAATGTCTACAAGGCTGCTGTGGCTCTTGCAACAGCCGCTCAACTTTTGTTCAACTCGGCAGCACTAGCGTTCCCTTTTGCAGCAGCACTAGCAGGTCTAGGAGCTATCGCTGGGGCAAGCTATCTGGTTTATCAGAACACTAAGCAAACCACCGAGGCAATGGAAGAACAGCGCCTTGAAATTCTTAGAAATGAAGATGCCTTTACAACCGCTGCAACTAACGGATCATCAGCCTATAAAGGCTTGATTCCAACTCTTGAATACACAGGAGCAGCGCTTGATGAGATTACCGCTTCAGCTAAATCGCTGAACGGGGTGTCGCTTACAAAGTTCCGAGGTCAGCTTGGCGATACAAGAGTTGATGCCGAACGACTCGTGAACGCACAGCGTCAGTTGTTTTTTGCTATGCGAGGACTTCCTGGCGCTACTACTCCAACGCTTCCAGCAGCTCCAGCACTAGGCGCATCTGGCGGAGCTGGGTCATCTGGCCCATCGGCTTTCGAGCAAACCCAAAAGATTATCAAGGATGCTCAGAAGAAACTCAGGGAAGCTAATGAGCGATACCGAGAAGCAATCGCTTCTGCCAACAAGGCTTACAACAAAACCATCGCTGAGGCTACAAAGACTTACAGCGAATCTATTACTAACGCTGAAACTCGCAGAGACGAATCATTAGCTCAGGCGCTAAGAAACCACACTCAGAACATTGCTTCTATCCAGCGTGACTTCGCTCAGCGTCAGGCTGACATAATTCAGCAGAGCATTGACCGACTGAGAAACGCTTATGCCTCAGCCGTTAGAACTAATGTCGCTGACCTGTTTGGAACTGAGGAAGTTGGCAAGTCAATAGACAAGCTAATTACTAACCTCAGAGACCGCCTAACAGCCTCTCGCAGACTGGTCACAAACACCGCTCTATTAGCCTCTCAGGGGTTCTCTCAGACCTTTTTAGAGCAGGTTGTGGGTGCAGGACTAGAAACAGGAAATGAGCTGGCAGATTCAATCCTGAAGGCTACTCCTGAGACGCAGGCAGAACTGAAGTCTTTGTTTGGCGCTCTGGAGTCAGAGTCCGAAACAGGTATGGACTCGCTGGCTAGGACAATGTTTGAAAAGACAGGTCTTGCTACTACTGAACTAAAGAAGCTCTTTGCCCAGACCCAGACCGACCTAGTAGCTACTTTGAATCAGGCACAAATTGACTACTCAAACTCCCAGGCAGAGATTCAAAAGTCATTCAGCGATGCAATGGCACAGGCACAAAAAACAAGAGATGACGCTTTTGCTCGTGCCAACGAGGCACTAAATGAAGCTCTAACATCTGCTCGTGATCGCTACATCGAAACAGTCAATGACATTCGTGAGGCTTTTGAGGAACAGATTGCTCAGCTAGAAGGCAAGCTAGGTGGACTAGGTGCGACAGTTAGACAGCTTCTAGCTCTGCTCGCAGGTCTACAAGGTGGAGAAATCAAAATTCCAACAGTAACCACACCGACTTTCCCAACTACCGTAACTCCGCCAGTAATTACCCCTCAACCTATAAAAACACAACCAGTTGTAGTCATCAACAACAATGTCAAGGTAGATTCGACACAATCACCTTCAATGACTGGGGCTGCTATCTCTAAGGCGATAAACAAATACATCGGCGGCGGTGGCGGTCTAAATAGAGGAATAGCGGCTGTCTAATGGCAACTCAGAAAGTAGAAATCGGATTCGACCTGACCGATGCCGGGACAGGGCCGTTTTTCCGTTTAGATGACCCGATTCAGGGTGTCCTAGATAACACCGAGTTCGTTTTAGGTGGAACGCTTTTCTACGATGTAACTGAGCTAGTGACCTCAATCGCAATCCGCAGAGGTAAGAACAGAGAGCTTGACCAATACGATCAGGGATTAGCAAATGTTGTCTTCAATAACAACCAGCGAACCTTCGACCCTGAATACACCCTTAGCCCTTACGCAGGGCAGATTATCCCTAAGCGCCAAATAAGAATCTCCTCAGATGGAGTGCTTCAGTTCTTTGGATTAGTGGATGACTGGAATCTTTCCTACGAACCTAATGGCGATTCGATAGCAGCAGCGGCTTGCTCTGATGCGACAGCGGCCTTTGCGAATCAGACACTCTTTACTAGAACTAATACAGTCCAAAAGTCAGGGGAAAGAGTAAATGAAATTCTTTCTTTACCTGAGATTGACTGGCCTCTATCACAGCGACAAATAGATACCGGACAGATGACTCTAGGGGCAGACACAATCCCCGATAATACAAACGCTCTAGGTTACTTCCGACTAATCGAGCAGTCCGAACCCGGTTCGTTCTTTATCGGTAAAGACGGATCGGTGGTATTCAAAGACCGCACCGCAGCGCCTCTATCTAACGGCGTGGTTCTAGCCGATGACAACTCGGGAATCCCTTATCAGTCTTTGCGAGTGCAATACGGCTCTGAGCTTCTAGCTAACGAGATTGTCTTGGAGTCAGGGATAACAAATACCCAAGTAACTACCACCGACCTTGACTCTGTCGAGGAATACGGAATCTTCAACCTGACCCGAACCGGACTTCTAATCGGCAACGACTCAGACCTAGAAGACCTAGCCGACTTCTACGCTCAAAAATACTCATCCCCGGAATACCGCTTCGAGTCGGTAGACATCCTGATTGACGAGTTGAGCGCAGGGCAACAAACAGACCTCTTAGCCCTAGAGCTAGGGGATGTAGTAGAAATCAAATTCACCCCCAACGGAATACCCCCTGCCATTACGAAATACGCAGAGATTATCCGAATTGACCACAACATTGACCTGAACAGCCATGTCCTATCACTTGGCTTCTCGACACTAGACTTTGCGCTATTCGTATTGGATGACGCTCAATTTGGTAAGCTAGACTCAGGCAACGCTTTAGCCTTCTAGGAGAAAAATGTCAGGATTAGGCCGCAAGGTTTTCACCGCAGGTGAGGTTCTAACCGCCGCAAATGTTCAGGATTTTTTGCAAGACCAAGCGGTGATGGTCTTTTCAGGGACAGCCGCTAGAGGCTCTGCCCTACCGGGGACAGTGGTCAGCGAGGGTATGGTTACTTACCAGACCGACACCAACACAATTACTGTCTATGACGGCGCAGTCTGGCAACAGGTTTATCCTGCCTCGATTACCTCAATCGCAGGAACACAGGTTCAGTTCGGCGGAACCGCTACCACTACCTCAATGACCGCTACCGCTGCCCTAGACAACGGAACTATCTGGGTAAATGGAACTGCTGCTGTAACAATTACAGTTCCAGATGTTTTGAACACTTGGGACACGCTAACGATCTGGCGCAATGCTGGTGGAACCGTAACCATCGCACCAGGCACTGGCGTGACCGATTGGGCTGGTGCGGGAACCGCCGGAACCAGCGTGACCTTCAAAATCGACCAAATCTACAATGCTGCAACTGTTCAAAAGGTTGCTGCTAACACTTACCGAGTAGTTGGAAAGATAACTGTCTAATGCCTATTCCTTTAGGGATTGTTGCTGTCGCTGGAGCTGGTGGTGGTGGCGGAGCAGCCGGTGATTATGTGTTGCTGCAAACTACGCTGATTAGCACTACAACGAGTAGCGTTACCTTCAGTAATTTAGGCACTCTAGGTGCTGGCTACAAACACTTACAAATTAGGTCTGTTGCTAGGTCTGATTCAACCGGAACTTGGGATTTATTTTTCCTAAGATTCAATGGCGTTAGCACACCTACTTATGCTAACCACAAATTAAGAGGTACTGGAAGTTCCGTTGTTTCTAACGAATTTACAAATGATTCAGGTATTGCTTTGCCACGCTTGCCAAGAATTAGCAATGGAACAAATGCTTATACAGCAGCCGTTGTAGATTTTCTTGATTTTGGGGTTGCAACGAAAAATAAGACCATAAGGCTTTTGGGTGGAGGCCCCGGAACAGACCAAGAAATTGCTTTAGGTTCTGGTTTTAGAGACAGCACCGATGCAATTACTAGCTTCACTTTTTCTACGCCGTCAGGTAATGGCTTTGCAGCTGGCAGCCGTTTCAGCTTGTATGGAATCCGTTAGAGGCAGGGGAATAAAACTATGACTGCGACATACGACCTGATAGCAAGTAATGTTCTAACAACAAGTGCTGCAAGCGTAACCTTTTCCTCCATCCCCGGCACTTATAGAGACTTAGTTTTAGTTGCAAACAACCTAGCAAGCGGAGTGACTAGCCTTACTCTGGTTGCGAACGGTGATTACAGTTCTTACCCCTATGTTGGAATGAGCGGTAACGGCTCAAGTACATTTTCCTATTCAGGTTCAGTCGAAGGCTTCAATGGCGGAGAGTATGGTTACAGCGACCCTGACGAGTGGGCATTAGTAGTGTGGCAAATAAATGATTACTCAACGACTAACAAACACAAGACCTGTCTAGCAAGAGTCAATTCGGCAACAAGAGCAGTAGAAGCGATTACCTCACGCTGGGCAAATACAGCGGCGATTACAAGTTTGACTGTTGAAACCGCAGGTGCTCCTACGCTCTCTGCTGGTTCGACTTTCCACCTCTACGGCATAGTGGCTTAGGACAGGGGAAAAATAAAATGGCCTTAACTTTGGTAAGCACAGTAACAGTCGGTTCGGGCGGTGCTGCTTCGATTCAATTTACAAACATTCCGCAAACAGGTAAGGACTTGCTAGTTTTATGCTCCATAAGAGATGGCAACGCTTCAGTAGTAAGTTCTACTTTTCTGCAGTTGAACGGCTCAAACTCTAACTTTTCTAGAGTTCTATTGAGGGGAACAGGCTCGACAGTAGCCAGCACCATAAGTGCAAGCGGTCAGGATTTTGCTCGCACATCCGCAGATAGTTCAACTGCATCTACTTTTGGAAATGGAAGTTTTTACATTGCTAATTACACAGTTAGTCAAAATAAAAGTGTAAGTGTAGATAGCGTTTCAGAAAATAATGCGACTGCCGCTGACCAGCAAATAACTGCTGGACTTTGGTCTAACACCGCCGCTGTTACTTCTTTAGCACTAACTCCATTTAGTAGTTTTCTTCAGCACTCAACCGCCAGCCTTTACATCATCTCTTAGATAGGATAGAACAATGGAAACTCCAGTAAAAATTATCGTAGACCTTTCAAAGCCAGAGGGCGAAAGAGAAACTATCGTTCCCCTAACCGCTGAGGAAATCGCTCAGCGTGAAGCCGATGCTGCTCAGTTTGCTCAAGAACGGGCAGAGCGTGAAGCTGCTGCCGAAGCACTTGCCGCACTAAAGGCATCTGCTAAGCAGAAGCTAATCTCTGGACTTCCTTTGAGCGCCGAAGAAGCAGATACACTCGTACTGTAAAATAGTTCTTACATCTCTTAGCGGAGTGCAATGAACGAACAAATTCCTCAATGGGCAATCGAACTTATCAAGCAAGTCGAG